GCTGGTAATGCGTAGGATGCCTATTCATCATGGTTTGCAGACTTTGAGTGTTTTGGAAAAGACAGGAAAGGTGTTAAATACGGGTGATGAACACCTTTATCAAGAATCAATGTTCAAGCGTGTTTACGGTAAAATAAACCGAAGAACAGCATAAACACTGTAGGTGATGGACACACGTAAACAGGTGAAAATCACCCGTGAAAATCCTTGCGCAATCGGTGCGGATGAGGTAAAAAGAGGCATGGATTGCCACCAGTGCACATCATATCGATCAGGAGCGGGCACAAAATCCTGCCTAAAATGTGATAAGTACACGGAAATATTGAAGAAGTCCGTGAAGCGCAAAACAATCGACTATATCGTAATCCCCGATGAGATCCTTAACAACATAGCCGATGATCGGCAATCATATGATATGATCGCTGCACTGCGAGCCCTGTCTCCTAGACATGCGGCCGCAATCTCGCTACATTACATAGCCGGCCTGACTCAGCTCCAGGTAGCATCTATCATGCACCTATCTCGCACGCAGATACGCCTTGATCTAGAGGCCGCGACTGCCCATCTAAAAAAAATATTACTCACTTAAATCAGGCACTTAAACCATCCGACCCTGCCACTCTCAGCTACATGTATAGATATACACCGACACGTACAGGCCGGACGCGAGCGCGGCGAGCAAAGGCCGTGACAGACCCACAAGACTACCCCTGATGCCCCGACGTTCGATAACGAGCCGACGGCCAGGATTCAGCCGGGACAATCCCCGGCTCAAACACTACCGGAAACGGATATGCATAAAAAAACCGAAACGATCCAGGATTAAGCCCCGCCTACATGCAAGAGCAACCAGTCAAAAAGACCAAGCAAAGGCAGCTAGGTAAGACCAAGCAAGCCATCGACGCACGTGCCGCAATCGTCATCCAAGCACTGCTCAACCACAAGACAGAGGACGAGGCGATAAAAGAAGCCGGATATTCAGATAGTTACGCACGTATCCACAAGCAGCAGATCATTAACAACCCTGCCATGCAAGACAGTTTCAAGCGGGTGCTTGAGCGTGCTGGCTTGTCGGATGACTTCCTGAGCGAGAAGATACGAAGCCTCGTAGATGCCCGTGAGACTAAGTTCTTCGCCACCAAGGGTGTGGTTACGGACTCCAAGGAAGTCGATGCTCTAGGGGTACAGCTACAGGCCACAGAGCTGGCTGTCAAGCTCAAGGGGCATCTCAGGGGTGCAGAGCAGGCAACAACGCAGGGCAACACGTACATCGACCTGAGTCAGTACACAGTAGCGATCAATTCGGTTCCTGAGCACTCTCACACAAAGGACGACGAAGTTGTTGATATTACTATTAATAATGAGTTGACAAAGTGATATGTACCCCTAAAAATACCCCGAAAGTAGAGCAAGCATGCTTTCCCCAAGACCCCCATGCCCCCCATACGGGATCGACGGCACTCGACCAGCAACCCTCTTTCTGGGTGCGCTATATTTTTTTGAGTGCTTGTTTGAGCGTCATGTTTTTGACAGGGTGCTGGATGGGCCCGAAGTATGTAACGAGGACGGTTGTTGAGGATGGTAAGAGGACGGACACGGTGTGCCAGAGGCGGGTTTACGTGATACCTTGGTATGCGGTGGTAGCGGCGGGTGTTGTGACGTTCAGGGGTGGTCCTGAGTGTAAGGAAGAGACGACGGAGTTATGATAAAGTTTGAGCGTCATCCTGAGATTGCCTTGAATGCCGACGAGTTTCGGAGCGGGAAGTTTCGCACGTATTACTCAAAGGATTACGACGCGATCTTTGCTGCGGTGGCGAGTGGTCAGTTGACTGAGCGGGACGTACTGCGGAGTTTGTTTGCGAATGACCTGTGGTTTTTGGTCAATTTCGGGATGGACATTCTGGATAATGCGGCGAATCATCCGTTCATTGTTGATCGTTGCCGGATGGTTGAGACGGGACCGAGGACGGATACTCTTGATATATGGGCGAGGTATCATTGGAAGTCAACGATTATTTCGGCCGGAGAGACTTTACAGTATCACATAAAGAATCCTGAGCATTGCACGGGGTTGTTTGCGTACAACAGACCAGCGGCAAAGAAGCCGTTGAAGGCGATAAAGAGGCTGTGTGAAAACTCAGATCTGTTGAAGTGGTGTTTTCCTGAGATATTTTGGAAGAAGCCAGAGACGGAGGCCCCTAAGTGGTCGGAGGATGAGGGTATTGTTTTTAAAAGGCAGAGTTCTTCGAGGCCTCAGTCTACGATTGAAGCCTGGGGGTTGACGGAAGGCATGCCCACGGGTTCGCATTTTGAGCGGTTGATCTTTGACGACTTGGAGACCGAGGATATTCGGGAGTCGCCGGACATGCTGAACAAGGTATTTAACAACTTCATGATGGCTCACGGAAACTTAGGGATGGGCAAGGACACGGATATTGTCCGGGTGATTGGAACGTACTATTCCTATTTTGGGCCGAACGTGAAGATTAGGGATTTGGCTTACGCAAATGGGGAGAAGATTTACAAACTTCGTTTGATACCCGCGACACATGACGGTACTCGTGCCGGGATTCCGGTGTATATGGGGCAAAAGCCATTTGAGAAGGAAAAGATGGGTCCGCATTTCAATTCTCAGCAGTTGTGCGACCCGACGCCTTCTTCTTCGATCAAACTCCATAAGGAATACTTAAAACCTATTAACAGACGGTTCCTTCCTAAAGGGATGTTGAAATTCATGGTCCTGGATCAAGCGGGCGGGGATGCGACGGAGAAGGTTTCGAGTGATTTGTGGTCTTACGGGTGTATCGGGATCAGACCGTATGTTGATAATATCGGTCAGTCGGATGTTTATATCCTGGATGCGGAAGCGGACCAGATGAGTCATGCGGAAGGCATTCATGGGTTTGTGGATATGTACCTAAGAAATGGGATCATTCAGCAGGTTGGAGTTGAGAAGGTCGGTTTGGCGACGACTGAAATGCATATCGCTTCAGCTTTGAAGAGGTACGGAGTGAGGTTGGAGGTAGAGAACGAGAATCTTGTTCTCCTGAAACCGGCTAATCGCTCAAAGGAAAGACGGGTTGAGGCTGCGTTACAGTGGCCTTTGAATAATGGGAAGATTTTCTATGTCGACGACCTTCCCCCGAAGTTTTTGACTCAGTTGTGTGACGAAATGGACAAATTTCCATTCTTCCACGTCGATATTCTGGACATGATAGCTTATTCCTATGACCTGTTTACGCAGTTCAAGTATTTCTTTAGGGCTGAGATTGAGGAAGGGGATGCGCAGTTGGCCCGGGCCATGCAAATTATTGAATCGGAAAACCGCCAGAAAAAGGTAAGCCCTTTGTATCATGGGTTGAGGGTGGCTCAGTGAAGATTTACAGGAAGATAGTGATCGACATTGAGACGCTGGAAATCCTTTACGAGGACAGTTTTGAATATGAAGGGCCAATAGCGAAGTGCGAAGAGGCGGTTGCAGCAATCATTTACTTCTTCGCTGGTGAGGCTGGCGTAGGTGCTGCATACGGCGGAGGAGTAGAAGTGGCAGCGGCCGGAGTTGCAGGAGCAACGGCAGGGACAGAAGCAGCAGCGGGAATTGGAGATGTAGCCCCTGTCATGGAAGGCGTTGCGAGTGGCGCATCAGTCGGGGGTGAAGCAGCGGCAGGGGGTGGTGCAGGAGGGGCGACCGACGCTTTTTCGTCATTAAAAGGAGCTGCTTCGTTGGCAACCCTCGCGGCGTCAGGAGCTTCTATGGCATCGGCGTTTATCGCGAAACCACAAATGCCCTCGTTTTCGATTGCAGGTGACATGAATTCTGCTGGTTCAAACGCATCAATCGCGGCACAGTCTCAGGCAGAGGCTCTTTTGAAACGAAGGGGTCTAGCTTCAACCATCATGACTTCCCCCACGGGTGCCACGGGTACACCGGGGACGTTAAAGAGTACGTTGGGGGCTTAATGTATCCAGTATCGACACCCATAAACCAAGACGCGACAACGAGCCAAACGCCGTCAAAGATCGGCAAGAGATCGGACGATCAGAAGGCGCAAGACATTGAGAAGTATATCTCGATTCTCGCGCAGTACCGTCTTTTGTGGGAGCCGGAGATTGATAATCTGATTGCTTATGTTAATCACGGAAGAAGAAGTATCCAGAATAAGGACTTGTGGCCGGGTCAACCTACGGGTCAGTTTGTTTTTGACGATACGGCGATGTTGGCCAAGAATATAGCCCGTGACGGGATGGTCGGGTATTTGTGTTCGAGGAATCAACCGTGGTTCGCCCTAGAAATGCCGAGTAAGTTTGTATTCCCCAAAACGAGTCTTATGAGGGGATGGTCGGACAAGAGAATAGACTCATACCCAATAGTAGCTAAGTGGTTGCAGGACTGCCAGGAAGGGATGTATTCCGCGTTTAACAGGTCGAATTTCTACGACATCATCCCCGAGTTTATCGGAGACGGAATCACCTGCGGGACGGCTTATCTCTTGGTGGAAGAGGACGACGATCTTTCGAGGCTCGTCTTTACGCTCCCCCATTTCAGGGAGTGTTTCATTGCCGAAAACAAGTTTGGGAAGGTCGATACCCTCTACAGGATCTACAAAATAACCTTAAAACAGGCGGCTGATAAGTTCGGATACGATAATCTCGTAGCTATCGACAAGGCTTTTAAGAAAAACTACGAGACAAACATGCACGAAGAGACTGAAATCCTTCATGCGGTGTATCCTCAAAAGGATTTCGACCCTCGAAGAATAGACGCCAAAGGGAAAAAATGGGAATCGTGCTTTCTTTATCGTAAGGGCGGGAAGGTCATTACGGATCGCGCTTCTGTTAGTGCCAACGATTTGAAGGGCAGCAAGACGGCCTTAACGGAAAGCGGTTACAGGTCTATGCCGTACATCGTATGGCGGTGGAGAAAGAACAGTGATGAAGTTTACGGCAGGGGCCCCGGTCATGACGCATGGGTTTCGATAGCTCTTGCGAACCAGATGGGCAGAACGAATTTAAAGACGGGGCAAAGAGCGGGTGAACCGCCCCTTGTCGCTTACTCGGATTTGAGGGGAGCCATTCAGAAGGACGCGGACGGGATAACTTTTATCGAAGCCAACAGGGGTGACATCAGAGCGCGGATGCCGCAACCTCTTCATGATGGAGTCCAGGCTCTTCCGTTCACGCTGGAGTATCAAGATCGGATAGGAAAGATCATCAACCAGCATTTCCATACAGACACGTTCATGCTCCTTACGCAGTTGGCGCAAGCGAAGGCTTCTGAGAGGATGGTCACGGAACAGGTTTTTGAGCTGATGAACGAGAAGGCCGCGATTTTGGGAACAAGGGTAGGAAACCTTCAATCAGAAGCGTTCGATCCTCTTATTTTCAGGGTCTATAGCATTGAGCAAGAGGCCAAAAGGATACCTCCCCCACCGGACATTCTTTTACAGGTCATGCATGGGGGGGTCATCCCTCAATACTTAGGCCCTCTGGCTCAGGCGCAGACGAGACTTTCAAAGATCAGATCCATCCAAACGGGGTTCCAGCTTACGGAAATGGCTGTAAAGACCTGCGGGCCCCAAGTTACGGATTGGATAGACGACGGAAGCACCATGAGAGATTTGTTCGATTCGTGTGGGTTCCCGGCCAGGAATGTCAGGGAAGAAAAAGAAGTCATGCAGATTCGCCAGATCAGAAACAAGATCCAGGAACAAGAAAGACAGGTCGAAGCTATACCGAAACTGGCAAAAGCTGCTGCCGCGATGGGGAAAGACGTGGGGGACAACAGCCCCCTTAAAACCATGATGGGCGGGGACAAGAATGAATAGCCGGGAAGAAATGGACTCTCGGTATAAGGCTCTGTTCAATCAAGGGGGAATTGGCCGGGAAGTGTTGGTCGATATTTTACTTACGTGTCATTGGGGAATCACATTGGACCCCGATAATCATGTTCAGATTGCCGAAAGCAACGTCGGCATGGTGATAGCGAAAAGGGCCGGTATTTTAGACGGGATCAATAAACACATTTTTGGCCTTGGCGCCAAGAAGGGTTCATCGGGAGAAGTGCCCTAACCACTTCAAGGAGTATATTATGCCACTGTTCAGATTCGACGGTCAGTCAAACGCCTTTTTGTATCTTGGCGGGAGAGACAACGCCCAACTTATTTTTGGAAAATTCAACGCAACCACGGCTGGGTATGGGCTTGAGGTCAATTCCAAGCGTACGTGGATCACGCGAGGTAATGCAGACGATGGTAACAAATCCCTCGGGGCGGGTAATGCCTATCTGTACGATTCCGGGAGGCTCTTGATTACCCATGCACAGACTGGGAATGTGTCTCTTATCGGTCGTCAGGGCCGTTTGAGCGTCAATGCCGATGTAACGGGAGTCAATACGGGTGCGGGTCTGTGGGGATTCCTCGAAGTCAAGGCAAGCGGTGTCGTCGGCGGGTCTACCGGAATGGGGGCCGTCCTTGGTGACATCAGCATCAATTCCGGGGGCGACATCGGTTCGGGCAAGATTGCATCATGTTTTCTGGCGCACTGTGAAAGCCTCGGTAATTCGCACACCGGAAAAGCCGTTCCCATTCATGTTCCCAAGCCTGACTTAGGGACATTCGACGCCTTCCTATCTTTCGGAGCATCAACCGGGTGCACCGTTGCACACTCCACTCCGGGAGCGGATGGGGGTGTGGATATTCTCGTGGACTATAACGGGAGTCCGAAGGCGATACGGCTCATGGCGGTGGGGACGTAACATGATTCTGGACAACGAAGATCAGCGGTCGATATTGGTTGAAATCATTAACGCCGTGCCGATACAGGGGGATTACTCAGGCGTTTCTGCTTTGATCCCGAAGCTGACGGCACTCTTGGACGCCGTTAAAACGGCAGGGGTGAATCAAGATGTCAAGTAACGGTTCGAAAGGATCTTCGGGCGCGAACAAAGGAAGGGGATCTCCCGCGTCCTTAGATCATCAAGAAGAGTATTTCGCGGATTGGAAGGATAAGCAGTTGAAGAAGAAGATGGAAAAGTTGAACTGGTTTCCCAACAGTCCGCCGAGTCCTACGGGGAAGTGAGGATTTGTGGAAGAGAAAACCGAAGAGCAGAAGAAGAAAGAGAGCAAGGACGCTGCCATAAAACAGGCGGCGAAAGTCTTTGAGAACGTCGATAAACTATTTGAAAAGTCGCCCCCTGAGCCTAAGAGGGTGACTCACTAAGGAGGAATCAATGGCAGGAGAGTGGTTAGCACAGCTACCGGCTGACCTTCAGGGGAATGAGCAGTTGACCGGATTCGCAACCTTGGGTGACTTCGCAAAGTCATCTTTGGAAACACATGGAAAACTGACTGAAACTGAGGGGAAGTTGACGGCTCTTGATGGGGAATACAAGACCTATAAAGAGCGATCAATTCCAAAACTTCCGGACAATGCCACGGATGAGGACAAGAACCTTTTTTACACCGCGTTAGGCAGACCCGAAAAAGCGGAAGGTTACGAACTCGACGGCGAGAAAGAAAACGCCGCAGAATGGAACAAATGGGTCAGGGACACTCTTTTCTCTTTGAACGTGCCGCAGGAAACGGCGAAGGGGTTGAGCAAGGCATGGAACGAGCAAATCCGTAACATGGTCGAAGCACATAACACCCAAGTCCAGGAGAACATCAAAAAAGAGATCGAGACATCCTCGGAGTCCTTAAAAGTCAAATACGGTGACAAACTTCCCGCAATGGAGGCGTTAGCGGATCGGATGTGGTCAAAACGGAGCGATGCGAAATTCGACGAAGCCTTCAAAAAGGAGTCGTCGGCAACGCGGTTCGTAATGATCGACTTTTTACTGAACCTTGCAAAAGAAACGGGGGAGGACGTAAGTCCCCAAAAGTCTTTCGGCGGTATAAAAGGAGCGGATTCAGGGGTATGGTTCCCGAATAGCCCTCCTTCGCCAACGGGTCTTTAATCCTTTCCTTACAGGAGGATAGAAATGTCTGATTTATCGCTTTTGGGTTGGTACACAATGCTGGATATAGTCCAGGACTATACCTCGCAGGCGTCCAACGCATTGCTGCTGGAGATTGCACGGATCATGGACCGGGAAGTACCTTTCCTGAAAATCCTTCCGATGGTTCCGAGCAATGAAATCATGTCGAACCTGGGCAACAGGACGAACTACCTTCCGTCCCCCGGCACGAGGCGGTTTAATTCCGGTATCAAGATGAGCGCGTCGAAGAACACGCCCATCCGGGACGACATCGCCATGTTTGCCGATTACGTCGAGATCGACAAGGAAGAGTGGGAAATCCAGAACGAGCCCAACAAGTGGCGTGCCAACAAGATCAAAGATCACTTGGTGGGCCTCGAAAAGAAGCTCGAAACGGTGCTGTGGTACGGTAACCCGGCTTATGAGCCTGGCTCTTTCCGTGGCTTGGGGACGAGGTTCAATTCCCTGGAAACTACCCCCAACGGACTTTCGGATTGGCCGGCGAACGTGTGGAACGGTGGTGCTACGGCTACTCCGGCTACCAGCGCGTATTTCATCGAGCTCGGTCCCGAAAAGGTCTATGGTGTGTATCCTAAGAACTTCACGGGCGCCATGCACATTCAGGACCTTGGTGAGCAGACCAAGGAAATCACCGATCTGAACGGCGGGAACTCGAACTATATGTACCAAGTCCTTCGGACCTATATCCGGTGGGCAATGGGCATCCAGGTTATGGACGAGCGGTGCGTGCAGCGGATCTGCAATATCAACCCCACGGCTCTTTCAACCAACAACTTCGATGAGAACATCTTTATCCAGGCAAAGAACTGGTTGCCCGGTAAGGGTGAAGCTCCCGGCACGGTTCTGTTTATGAACCGTTCGTTGAAGACGCAGGTTGACATCAGAAGCGTGTCGCAGAAGTTGAATACCTACTTCACGCAGAACACGGACACGGGCGATGTCTTTGGGCGGGGCGTGACCCGGTTCCAGAACATCCCCATCTTGGTTTCGGAAATGATGCTCGGTATTCCTGGGCAGACAACCGAAGCCATAGTAAGTTAAGGAGGTGCAGAAATGGCTTTAACAGATGCCCAACTTTTTGTTCATGGAACGGGTTCCACCGCAGGAGGGGCGATCAGCGTTTCAGCCGGTGTTTACGGTGATACCCTCGGTTACGCAGGAAGCGCGTACAGCAACGTCGAATTGGATTTCGGCGCTCCCGGGTCGGCTTCTTCGTATCCCTATGTTTCGCAGTTTCCGGGATACACCGAAGCCGCTTACAATGCAGCGGGATACTCTCAGGCTGAGTCCGTGGGGGCTGGCGGAGTGCCGTGGGGCCTGCACATTCAGGTCATGTCCGCGTTCAACACGCTGACAACCCTGACGATCGACATCTGCACAAGCGCAACAACGGGTGCTACATACAACAGCACGGGCAACCCGATTGCATCGAGAGTGTTGTCGTTGGCTCAACTTATTATTTTGGGCGCCCACTATTTCATCCCGGTCAACCCTACGCAGGTGCTTGAGTTCCTCAGATTCTATGCGGTGGTTGCGTCCTCAAATCCCACGACCGGGACCATCATTGCATGGTTCGGGCCGAGAACAGGAGATGAAATGTAATGGAAAAGGTCACAGCGAAGTGCATCATGGAGTGTTTTGACGGCGAAAAACATTACTATCCGGGAGATGAGGACGAAATCGACCTTAATAGCGATGTTGCAACGTGCTTTGCGTTGTCCACGGAAGACAGGAAGACAGCCCTTGATCTTACCGAGAAACGGTCAAAGATGAGAAAGGCCGAACTCACAGAAATGAAGAAACAGGGGTTCGAAAACATCTTCCAGTTTCGCCAGTTTAAAACCCTTAATGCGTGCGCTCTCCCTGCGGATTAAACAGTACGGGGAGCGGGGCTGAGTAACCCCGCTCCCTTCATCCAAAGGAGGGGCCATGAAGTACAGTCAAACACAGCTTGCAAACATGGCAATCAGCCGCGTAGGGGGACGTTCGCAAATAACCTCGATCACGGATGGGAGCCCGAACGCCTTGAAGGTTCAAGTTGTTTGGGACGCCGTATTTCAGGAAGTGCTTACGGAACGGGATTGGAAGTTTGCAAAGACGAGGGCGACTCTTGAACAGAGTCCGACTACTCCTTTGTACGGGTACGATTTTGCCTATGCACTTCCGGGAGATTTTCTGAGATTTGTGAGGCCCCATAAACGTCCTCGAAATGTGTGGGACTATTATTGGGGATCTGGTCCCGAAGGCCAGGGATTCTACCTTAAAAGCGATCCTCCTTTCGCGCCTCCTGGATTTCCTTACGTCATCGAAACGCTTCCTGACGATGGGAATCTCTATCTTTTGACCGACTATGATTGTTCATACGGATACAATCCGATGATTAATTATATTCGGATCATTTCCGACTACACAAAAATCATGCCGGGATTTGCAACCTGTTTTGTCTATCGTCTTGCAGCGGAAATTTCAATTCCCATAACGGAAGACGAGAAGAAGTACGGAACGATGATGACCATGTATAAAGATACCCTCAATTCAGCAATGGCGCAGAACGAGTGCTATGATTTCCTTGAAAACGAAACGGGATCAAGGTCTTGGGAAAGGGCGGGAAGGTGGTAAATGGGTAAGGTTTATCCCGTCGTAAACTCTCTCAATGCTGGCGAAGTCTCTGAACTGATAGACTTTAGAGACGACCATATCAAGTATCGTTCGGCGTGTAAGATCCTCGAAAACGGATTCCCGCTTGTTGAGGGCGGTGTGAAGAAAATGCCCGGAACGTACTTCGGTGGCGTCACAAAGTATGGCGGATGCGGGTTCACGGGCTCCATAGCGGGGACGAGTTTGACCGTGACGCAGGTATTTTACGGAAGTATTCAAGCTGGAGAAACCATTTACGGGTCGGGCGTGGCTGCGGGGACCGTTGTTCAATCGGGTTCAGGCGGGACGTACACAGTCAATAACTCTCAGACCGTTTCAAGCGAGTATATGCAGGCCGGAGCTTTGTATAAAGCCCGGTTGGTTCCTTTTCTGTTCAACACAAGCCAAACGTATTATGTTGAGGTCGGACCTTACTACATGCGGTTTTGGTTAAACGGTGGCCTTCTTTTAGGGTTTCCTCCTTCTGTATTGGATTATAATCCGGCGACCAGCTATGTTGTCGGAAATCAAGTATTAATAGGGAATTACAATTCATGGATATGGTCCGGAGGTCCGGTACTTTATATATGCACGCCGTTTGGGGAGAATAACGCTACTTCGGTTAACGTCACGATAGGCGTGGATTCGGGGGCATCTTTTACAGGATCTATTTCGGCCACGACCCTTACAGTAACCGCAATGACCAGCGGGACACTACAGGTAGGGCAGACCCTTACCGGGACAGGGGTTACAGCGGGGACAAAAATATCTGCTTTTGTCGGTGGCACAGGCGGCACGGGAACATATACGGTTGACCACTCTCAAAGCGTTGGAAGTGAAGACATGACATCGGTCATAGACACTTTGACGGTCACAAAAGTAGGTTCCGCTCCGAAGCAAGGGATTAATATCGTCCTGGCTGCGACGACGGCGGCAAGTAACACGGCGGCTCTTATTCAAGCTGCCATAAGAGGATTGACTTCTCTTAACGCCAAAGGAAACAACTTCGTCAGCCTTCTTGGATGGACGGTTACGCCGAACGATATATACTATGCTTATAACGTGACCAGTGCTCCTGCGATTGGGCAGCAGACTTTAATTAATTCCATAAATTCTGCCTACGAATGCGTTACGGCGAATCAGCACGAATTTCCTTTAGATGGAACAACGAACTGGAAACCGCTAACCTTGCCACAGAGCATTGCCGAAGTAACTACACCTTACAGCGAAGAGGATATTTTTGACCTCGATATGTCGGCCCAAAGCGCGGATGTGCTCTATATCTACCATGACTCTTACCCTCCTGCGGTTATTGAAAGAACGTCCTCATATTCATTTACATACACAACGCAGAATTGCAGGGGGACGACAGACGTTGTAAAGTCCGGATATTTGGCTCTCGGACAGCCCATCGTTGCCGCGACGCAAGAAGATGGATGCGCTATCACGGTAGCCGGTAACATACAGCCCTTCAATGACGGGGATCGTATTTATATCAACCTGGTTTCTGGAATGGTGGAATTGAATCAAGGCGAGTTTATCGTTCACTATCCTCATTACAGCTCCGGCAGCTGGCAGTATTCTTTGTATGACCCTGATACAGGGATACAAATAGATTCTCGATCGTACACGAAGTATAGCGCAGGGGGATTTGCGGTTTTGGTGGTCCCTATGTTTTCGGCGGCGGGTGATTACCCCGCGTGTGGGACTTTCTATGAGCAAAGACTTTGTACCGCAGGATCAGACAATAACCCAACACGGATGAACGGGAGCGTCCAGGGGGACTATCCTGATTACATTGCCGACCCTAACGAGATAGATTACGCGATCCAGTTTACTTTAGCATCTCAACAGCTTGACCAGATCATAACCATGTGTGGCTCACCGAATGCTTTGCTTTTGGGTACGGCTGGAGGAATATGGGCCATGTCTGGGTCTGGGGGGCAAGCTCTTTCTCAGGTGAGCGTGTCGGCTCAGAAGCAAACTTCCATTGGTGTCGGAAGATTGCAGCCGCAGTTGTTGAATGACTCTGTCATTTTTGTTTCTCAGTCCAGAAGGCTTGTTGTTTTCGTAACGTACAGCTTCGTAACGAATCAGTGGGATAATACTGACCTGACAAGCCTGAATAGAAACATCACCCTTGGTCCGACTGCGGATACATCAGGTATTATACAGACAGCATTTCAATCCGAGCCGTATCCTGTTTTTTGGTGCGTGAGAGCTGACGGGCAGTTGATTGGGATGGTATTTAATAAATCAGAGAAAGTCTTTGCATGGTTTAGGGTTTACATGGATGGAGGAAAAATAGAGTCCGTTGCGAGGATACCACAGGCAGGAACGGAAGATCAAATAGCGGTAATCGTGAATCGGACGATAAACGGTATCCATCAAAGATACTTTGAATATTTCATGCCTCAAGAGCTGTTCAGCCAGTTGTCCAATTCGTTCTTTGTCCACAGCGGGCAGACGTTGAACATGGGAGCGGTTTCAGATATAACGGCGATAACAAACGCCAATCCGTGCAAGGTGACGGCTCCGAATCATGGGATTACATCGGGTTTTGTGAACATCCAAGGCGTTGAGGGAATGACGCAGATCAACCAGGGGCATGGGAAGGCATACACGATCACGGTAACGGATACCAACAGTTTCACGTTGAACGGCATCGACTCGACATTATGGGGAACGTACACGGGCGGGGGGACAATAACCCCCGTTACGGATGAAATATCGGATCTCAATTACGTGATCGGACAGGAAGTTGTGGCCGTCGGGGATAATGCTAAAGTATTTTCGGGGGTTGTGCCTTCATCGGGGATCATTACGTTAAGCATGTATTCCAATAACATAACGGTCGGAATCCCCTATTCAATGAAGATTCAACCGATGAATCCGGTAGTAACTTC